CTGGTTCCACATTCCGCAGCAAGCCCACGATGGGGCGCTGTGGTGCAGAGTGGAGTCCGGGCGGGAACGCCACACAGGCCGACTTGCAGGTTAAGAGCCAAACTGGGTCCAGCGGGCTCTCGGGGAAACTCGGGAGCCCTTCTTCATTTGGAGGCGTTGGATGGACGACGTGGCGGAGTTTCTGATCTCTGAGCTTGCGGGGCGTCTCACGTTCTCGTCTCTTACCAAGGATGAGGTCGAGACGCGACTTCGCTCTGCCATCCGCGATATGGATGAGGAGGACAGAGTAATTCGTCGTTCCCGTCTCAGCATCCTGTCGAACCCCGCCGATAGCTATCAGGCAACGTATCGCGACGAGTTCATGAGGGCTTGGGTAGACCGAGCGTGACCCTCTGGTCCCTCACCCTCCCCATAGGCACAGTCCTGGTTCTGGCTCTGATGGATTGGCTATGGCCTTCGTGGTCGGATTTCTGACGGGCCTAGCTCTCTGCGCTGCTGTAGCTGGCGCATTCGTATTCCGCTTCATCAAGGGATGGGCTGAGTGATCAGGACGCCATACCCCAGAGCGCTGCTCGTTGGTGGACCCCACAACGGCTTGGCCCTCAAGTGGAAGGGCTGCACTGCAATCCTCACTGCCGACAGCCTTTACGAGATGGCCGGCAAGTCCGGCGACGATCTGATCTTCGTTTTCAGACGGTAACTAGGAGCGCGACCGCTCAAACCGGCGCGATCTGTGATGACCAAAGTTGGCAGGCCAAGCGCGTACAAAGAGGCCTATTGCGCCGAGCTGGTGTCTCTGATGGCAACCGGGTTGTCGCTGACCGCCGCGATGGCTGAGCTTGGCTTTCACCGGGACACGGCTCATGAATGGGCCAAGAATCACCCCGAGTTTTCCGACGCTATGAAAAAGGGGCAGGCGAAGCGAACGCTGTTCCTTGAGCGGTCGATGCTGGGCAGCACCAGCGGCCCCGAGGTAACGGCTCGCATCTTCGCCCTGAAGAACAGCGCGCCTGAAGAGTGGCGAGAGAAGCAACAGCTAGAGCACAGCGGCCCTGACGGCGGCGCGCTCGTGGTCGAGATCAGGCGCTTTGCGGATTAGCCTTCCGAACGGATGGAAGCCCCGTCCGTATCAAAGGCCACTGTGGGATTATCTGGAGAAGGGCGGCAAGCGGGCTATCGCGGCCTGGCATCGTCGAGCTGGCAAGGACGATGTGCTGTTGCACAGGACGGCTGTGGCGATGTTCGAGCGCCCGGCGTCATACTGGCACTGCCTACCCGAATTCGAACAGGCCCGTAAGGCGATCTGGACGGCGGTCAACCCGCATACAGGCAAGCGAAGGATCGACGAGGCTTTCCCGCCTGAGATCAGGGAGAGCAAGGACGAGCAGTCCATGTTCATGCGCCTGAAGAATGGCGCGACGTGGCAGCTCATCGGGTCTGACCGATACAACAATCTCGTAGGCGCTGGCGTTGCTGGCGTGACGTTCTCAGAGTTCGCCTTGGCCAACCCGAGCGCATGGGGCTACATCCGCCCGATGCTGGAGGAAAATGCCGGCTGGGCAACGTTCATTTCCACCCCTAGAGGCCGAAACCATTTCAAGTCGCTTCTGGACATGGCGAAGGGGCATCCCGGCTGGTTTGCCGAGGTCCTGAGCGTTCACGACACCGGGGCGCTGTCTCCTGAGCAGGTTGAAGAGAGCCTGAAGGAATATGTCGCGCTGTATGGCGAGGACATCGGCACGGCCCAATTCGAGCAGGAATATCTCTGCTCCTTCAACGCAGCCATTCTTGGCGCTTTCTACGCACGAGAGATGGTCACCGTCCGCAAAGAGGGGCGGATTGCGGAGATTGAGCCGATCCCCGGTCGGCAAGTTCATAGAGCCTGGGATATCGGCGTCAGGGACGATACGTCGATCTGGTGGTTTCAGGTCGTAGGGGCTCAGGTCTTCATCCTCGATTGCTACACGGCATCGGGTGTCGGTCTGGATCACTACGCGGACATTGTTCACAAGCGCCATGAGGAGCGCGGCTGGCCCTTGGGTGTGGACTACGTTCCGCATGACGCGAAGGTCAAGGAATGGATCTCCGGCCGAACGCGTGTCGAGGCCATGCGAGGCTTTGGGCTGAACCCTGAGCTTTGCCCTGACGCGACGAAGCTGGACGGCATCAACGCTGCCCGCCAGACGCTGGCAAGGTGTGTGTTCCATCCCCGCTGTGAGGATGAGGGCATCGCTGCTCTAGAGCAGTATCGGCGCGAATGGGACGACGAGAAGAAGGCGTTCAAGGCGAGCGAGCTTCACGACTGGTCGAGCCACCTTGCGGACGCCTTTCGATATCTCTCGCTGTCGTGGCGCAAGACGCCTGTTCTGACGGTTGACCGCACTCCGACCCCGCCACCGGGCAAGTTCATCATTCCACCCGTCCGAGAGGGCGGGGGAGGAAGGATCAAGCTATGAGGCATAACCATTGATTGGAGAGGCTGAGCTTCCCGAGGACGTTAACGAGGAAGCTGCCCCCAAGAGCGCGAAGGTGTGGCTTGCCGCGATCAAGGATGCCGAAAAGGCGTTCAAGGACTGGCAGGACAAGTGCGACAACATCGACAAGCTCTATGCCAACCTGAAGACCCTGGCCGATGTGACCCGCGACCGCGAGTTTCAGTTGTTCTGGGCGAATGTCGAGGTGCTGAAGCCTTCGATCTATGCCCGCCCGCCTGTTCCTGTGGTGGTTCCGAAGTTCAAGGATCGCCGCCCGCTCTATCGCACCGCCTCTGAGTTGCTTGAGCGGTGCGCCATCGTCACCTTCGATCTGAACGACATCGACAGCGTGATGAAGATGGTCCGCGACGACGTGGCCGTGGTCGGTCGTGGCGTTGCCTGGGTCCGGTATGAGACGAAGCAGGAGAGCGACACGGCGACGGAGCGCGTCTGCGTCGAGTTCGCTGACCGCAAGGACTTCCTTCACGAGCCGGCTCGATCATGGCCTGAGGTCGGCTGGGTGGCGAAGGCCTCCTATCTGACCAAGAAGGAAATGCGCAAGCGTTTCGGCGCGACCTCCGGGAACGCGTATCAGAACGCCGAATACACGGTTCAGAAGGACGATAGGGACAACGGGGCGTCTGACAATCGATCACGAGCGAAGGTCTGGGAAATCTGGTCGAAGGCCGACAACCGCGTGATGTGGGTTGCCGAGGGCTGCGACAAGCTCCTTGATGATGACGAACCGCACCTGAACCTTGACGGGTTCTTCCCGTGCCCCCGCCCGGCCTATGCGACCCTTCAGCGCCGCTCGCTGATCCCCGTCCCCGATATGGTTTATTACAAGGACCAGTTGGAGGAAATCAACGAACTGACGGGGCGCATCCACGCCCTGTCGCAATCCATTCAGGCGAGGGGTTTCTACCCGGCGGGTGCTGGTGAGCTGGGCGATGCGGTCGAGACCGCTGCGCAGTCGATGGACAAGCGCCGCCTCCTCATCCCGATCTCGAATTGGGCTGGTTTCGGTGGTTCGGCCCCGAAGGACAGCATCGTCTGGCTGCCGATCGATATGATCGTGACCACGGTTGCGTCCCTGGTCGAGCTTCGCAAGCAGCTCATCGACGACGTTTACCAGATCATGGGCCTCTCGGACATCATGAGGGGGTCCACGGACGCCAACGAGACCCTTGGGGCGCAGCAGCTCAAGAGCCAATACGGATCGGTTCGCATCAGGGACAAGCAGGCTGAGCTTGTGAGGCTTGCCCGCGATCTTGTGAGAATTGCAGCGGAGATCATGGCGGAACAGTTCGCCCCGAAGACGCTGATTGAAATGTCGCAGTTGGAGATCCCCACGGATCAGGCCATTGCGGCGCAGGTGAAGCAGTTGGAGCAGCAGGCGCAGCAAATCGCCATGCAGGTTCAACAGGCCCAGCAGAGCCCAGAGGCCATGCAGATGGCCCAGCAGAACCCGGAGGCCGCCCAGGGGCTTCTGAAGCAGGCTGAGGGGCAGATTGAACAGTTGGGCGAGCAGGCGAAGAAGCTACAGGCCCAGCCGACAGTCGAGAAGATCACGGCGTTCCTGAAGGATAACCGCCTTCGCCCCT